TCATGCCTAATGTGGCCAAGGCTCTACCAATTGCACTGGTCGAGCAATTTTCAATAAAACTTGATCTATTTACCGGACTACTGCCGAACAATTCCTCTGCAAAATCGACTGCATCGGGTTTGCCACTGTTCTTATCTTTCCAAACTCTGGCCCTGATAATGACTTGTTTCAACTGTCCTTCGGAGTTGTGACCCTGGTAAACAATGTCAGTGCTTATTCGACCATTGGGGTGTGATTCCCAAAATCTATGAATGCGGGTATCTACATCCTCATAATTTGATAAATCAAAACCCATTACAGTTGCCACCCATCTTTGACCATCTGTTGCTCGATATTGTCAATGTTGTTTGCCCAACGCCAATAACGGATTGATTCCTCACGGCGTTTTTGTTGTTGGTGATTATTCTCTACAACTACACCGACAAGTACGCCGATGACAAAAAACACACAAAACCCAAAAAAGGTTAATAATCCCATGCCCTGTTACTCTTTTCTATTTGTCTAGGTCGCTGGCTTTGTATCGTTTAACGCCGCCGATTCGCTTGGGCTTTAATGCCCCCGACTTTTCCCACCTTATGAGTGTGCGTTCACTAACCCGCAACTTGTCGGCTGCCTCTTTGGCCGTTAGATACTTTTCCATGCGCCCCTCTTTCCTTAGTGACATAGTATGACAAAACCTGACAATCTGTCTAGGTCATTCCTTCGGCGTGTCATCATCACGCAATGGCAATGTGGCCAGCCAGACTACAACCCCGATGATTATCAGTAGCCCTGTAACCTTTTTTGCTGATCCATCGAGGGTGAAATAGGCAATTAATAGGCCAACATAGGTGTAAGTATCAGCGGTTATTGCTTCAACGTACTTTCTAAGCCATTTTATCATTTCATCCTCCTTATGCTTGTTGCTATTTGACCGACTAGAACAGCACCAATTACAACGCTTTGTGATTCCTCACGTTGTTCAGGTGTCATGTCCGAGCCAATATTCATAATGGCCTCAACCGCTTTGGCCAATTCCTCTATACCTGGTATCGCCGTTAACTGTGTCGGTACTTCCAAAGTCACTGCCTCGGGATTTAGGCTTGGGATTGGGCTAGGCACAGGGCTTGGCTCGCTGGGAGTTGGCGATGGTTCGGCGCTTGGTTCGGGTGTTTCTACAACTGGCACTGGCGTTGGCTCTGGCACTGGCGTTGGTATCGGTGTTGGTGTGGGCGATGGCTCGGGCATTGGTGGCACTGTTGGCACAGGGCTTGGCTCGATAAGTGTTGGACTTGGCAAAGGCTCTTGGGTTTGTGTCGGTATTGGTGTGGGTTCTGGCGTTGGTTCAGGGCTTGCAATAGTTAGGGATGGTTCAGGCGATGGTAAAGGCGTTGGCTCGGTGGTTGTGGTTTGGCTTGGTGATGGTGTTGGTGTTGGCACAATCCCTGCGTAGTATCTTAAAGGGCTATCAACGGGCAATGAATCACCGATGTAAATTGTGTAAGGGCCAGCAAAACCACCCTCACAATAATGCTGGGGTATGTTCCCCTTATCGGCAAAGTACGCGTTCGAGTTATCCCAGCCAATCTGACGTTGAATCTCCTCACCTTGTAAGTTCTGGCAAGTAACAGTTGTGAATGCAGTTTCTGCATAGGCATTCGTGCTACTAAACAACATTGATGCACCCACAATCAAGCCCACCAAGCCAACTCGATAAGGCTTTAGGGTTGCCACCATTTGAATTGCCTTTCGTTGCTCACACATTTACCGCCAACTACTTTGAATTGAGCCACTATTGGGTGCTTTGTGTTTGATTCCCACCACATAGTGCCTGACCAATTTAGTGGCGCATTCTTTCCCATCACCCAGGTATTAGTGCCAGTGGTGTTAAGCCCTTCCGGTGTTTGACGTGCCAATCGCATCTTGACGTATTTAGGCCGCTTTTCACATACCAGGCGCAATTGAGCAAAAAACATTGAGCGATTTCCACCCAATGCAAAAGGATCACATCCGGCAAAAGATGTCCACTTACCAGACTTGTAGGCCTGTGGCTCTGTGTTTTTACATAGGCCTGATGTCTTAGCAATTGCTACGGCGTAGGGCTGGGCATCAACGGCAACCACTGGCACAGCCAGCAACACCGACAAAACCGAAATAATGCCCACTAATGGGCCGCGCTTCACTTTTTCTTTTTAGCCGTTGCTATTGCATCATCCATTTCGGCTTGCGTTAATTTGCCGTCATCGATTAGGCCCTTAGCGGTTTCCCTGATTACTACAACTAATGGCAATAGCGCTGCCATCAATGCGCCTTTGATTGGTTCAATACCAACGCCAGCCGATAGGCCAAAAGTGGCTAATCCTTCATAGGCAATAAGTGCAACAACGCGAATCGCAAATGTTTTGTATTTTGTCATGATGCCAAAATTTCCTTAGGGTCAATGTCTTTTCCAGCGGACCACCTGATATTGTCCCGCATTTCAAAATGAAGGTGTGGCCCTGATGAGTTTCCTGTGTTGCCTGATTCGCCAATGATCTGGCCCTTTGTGACTGTCGCTCCTGGCTTAACTCTTACCTTGTTTAAATGTGCATAGATAACCCAGCCACCGGCAACCTTCTGCACAACTTGGCTGCCATAAGATTTGCCCCAATTAGCGTTTTCAATTTTGCCATCTGCAACCGCTAGGACTGGCGTACCGGTAGGCACAGCAAAATCAACGCCTGTGTGATAGCCCTTTGACCACATTTTGCCTGGCTTCTTGTAGGCGGTTGTAATCTTGCCGTTCTTAATTGGTAAGGCCATGAGTTGCCCTTTCGTGTCATGGCCCTGTATTGATTGTTAAAGTGCTGCGATTTCCTCGGCGGTAAGTCCTAGGTCTGCAAGTTTGGCTAGTGCGGACTCTCTCGCCGCTGCTTTGGCTTCCTGCTCTGCGTTCAGTGCTTGTTCGGCTTCTTGTATACTTGCCAAATATGCTGCTTCATCGGCTGTCAATTCGCGTTCGATTGTTTCGCCAGTTTCGGCGTTAACAAAAACGCCGTTAAGTGTTTCGCTCATTATGAGTTCCTTAATCCGTAAACGCGCAAAGTTCCTGTGATAGTTCCCGTTGACGCGCTCAATGTTAATCCGTCATATGCTGTCGCAGTTGGGTGATTATTGCCACCCTCGGCCTTATCTATTCCAACACCGCTGCGACTGTAACCAGAAAATAATACGCCCGTGGTTGCTGCTAATGCCGGTCTAAAAATTGTGGCATCAAAAAAAGTCAAAGTATCGCCGCCCGTTCCTATTGCCGCTGACGCTTGTGAAGTTGCAACTGTTCTAGTTGGGCCAGTTGTGTCGTTTGTATACAAATAAAATCTAACCCAAGTTGATGCTGCTGCAACACCGCCAACACTCATGTTAAACAACATTGTAGTTGCGCTTGTATGTGAGCCGTTGCCAACCCATTTTAAAACATAGTTATCAAACGCTGATGTGAAAACGTTGCTTACTGACAAAGTAGATGCCCCAGTAACCGTTGTTGTGTTGATATGCGCTAAACCGACATTTTTTCCACTTGTAATGCTAAAAAGGCTGGCATCAATATCGTCGCCAAGAGTTTCGATAGCAGTCGCGCCATCTTTAACGTAGTCAGTAGAGGTTGGCACATCCCAACCATAGTTTGGAGTAGTAGTTGCCATTTATAGATCCTGCCATTCTGTCGTACTTGGAGTATACCCTGCCCAAGTTGTGGTTGGTGGTATTTGATACCAGATTATTGATGAGTAAGTTTCGGAGTATGCCGAACAGGTCAAAGCGAGTTCAGCAGTGTATCGGGTCAAGTTCCATGTGTAGCCCTCAACAAAGCCATCAAAGGTTGTGCCAAATACTGCTGGCAATTCTGTTGTGCTAACCCGTAGGCCATTGTAAACGGCAACTAGGGCATCCCTTGTGGCATCGCTAACCGTTGGCGAGTGCAAAGGCACTGTAATTTGCTCTGGGTACATTCTTGGAAACGCTCGGGACTCAATAAAATCGGCGGCCTGATTTTCTGCATCGGCTAGGTTGTGCAATTGGGTTGAGCGTGTGCCTGATAACTGGCCATAAAGAATGATTGACTGTTCATCCCGGGCATTGGCTGAACCTGCCCGGTATGTCACTGTTGCATCGTTTACAATTTCGCCCCATTGAGCCGAGGTCCGTAAGCCTCTAGCCAAGATGTCATCCTGGCTTAGTTCCAAGGGTGTGGCACTGGATCGTGCTAAGTAATCGTCATAATGGATTTCACCACAACCACATTCCCAAAGCACACCGCGCCCCGAGTTCGCCGCCTGTACGGCTAATCCATAGGCATCGGTTACCCCATCATTGTAAGCCTGTAACTCATATTGTCCAGGTACATCAACATTGGTGACTAAATCATCTACCAAGGCTTGACCAACGGCATCATAACTAGCCCATGTCGCACCTGCCGGCAATCCGTTCCAACGCAAAGTAGGGCTAACATCATCCCATTCGGTTAAAAACGCTTCACTAAGTATGTTAAGGATTCTTGTGCCGTCATTTTCTTTTGCAAAATTGCTAGCACCGACCAATCGGCGGTTAAGTTGTGCAAGTGGGCCAACCGCTGTAATTGAATAGATAGCGATTGAGCCATCCGAGCCATAGGCATTTAGATTGATGTCAATGTCCGATATCGTGCCGTAAAAGATTTGTTGAGTGCCTGATGTGCCTTTTTCGATGCTAATTGCTACTGACTGGCTCAAGGCTACATCTAGTGGTTCGCTGGCATCTGTCCACAACTCAATTGAGGCATAGCCTGGCTGTGGTTGTTCGGTTACATCATTGCGACCCATGCGAATTGAAATGGATGAGATGGTCTTATCAGCATACGTTGCCAACCCGTTGAAAGTGACCGTTGGATAAGGATCATACGATGTCACAATGTAGCCCCGACCAAGTTAATTGCGCCAGTTCGCCTGGATGAATCTTGCAACAATCGTTCAATGCTACGGCGAGCAGACTCGCCATCAATGACACCATTCATGATTATGGTTACGCCGTTGCCAGCACCATTATCCTTACGGATTGATCCCGAGCCACTTGGGACAAATAGTTCAGGGCCAAACTCACCTACCCGGTAGGATTGTCCGCCCATAACCGAGCCACCGGCTGCACGAGCCATTGGGCCACGCGCTGCCTCTGGAACACCCAAGAAATCCTGAAACTTTTTATCTGCGCGACCAATAAACTCTAAAGCGGTTTTGCCTTTTCGGTAAGCATCGGCAATTGCATTGATACCGGAGGCGACGTTTTCAAGCGCCCCTGCCAATGAATTTAAAGTGCTATCAGCATCTTTATCATCATTAAGCGCATCAAACAACGCGCCAAAGGAATCAGCCAACATTCTAAGGGATTCGCCCAAACTATATGCGCCATTTTTGCCATCGCCATCAAGTTCGCGTTGTAACATGCCGACTTTGCCAGTAAGGCCCGAATCAGTAGATTCACCTGCAAAACCTTTGGCAACATCATTGACCATTTCAAGCAACTTGCCCAATGGGTCAAGCAACTTAGTGCCGGCAGATTCTTTCAATTCGCCAAGTCTTTGATTAACAATGTCTAGTTTGCCCTGGTAAGTATCAGCATAAGTTGATGCCTGACCCCCAAACAATCGAGTAAGTTCATCGGTAATGTCCTTGAAATCGCCTGATTTAAGAATCGCTTCATCTAATGGCACACCCATGCGCTTTAATGCGCCCTCGTTACCGTCATAAGCCTTGGCAAGGTTGCCAACTACGGTATCAAGGTCTTTACCAGTACCGCGTGAAATATCCATCGATAGTTCTAGTAGGTCTTGCGCTTCTGTTACATCCTCGGTTGAACGAGTTAATCGACTTAAACCATCGCGCAATTGCCCGTCACTAAATCCGGACATAAACTGCATTTTCTCAATGACACCATCAAGTGAATCAACAAACTCATCCGTGACACCTGCCGAGTCTTTTAGACTTTCTCTGAATTTAGCCTGGCTAACTTCATCCTCGGCGGCTGCCTTTACGGCATCGACTGCCAAAGCGGTAGCCATTGCGCCAATCGCCACAGTAACAAGGCCAATGGATTTGGCCATTTTCTTGCCATTACTGCGTAAGTTCTTTTCAAATTTGTTTGTGTGATCGTCTGCACCAGAAATACCACGATTGAAATCACTAACATCTGCAAGTAGATTAAGTTTGAGTGTTCTCACATCAGCCATTTTGATCCCATACCTTAATCACATGTTTGTTAATTGCTTCTTTCCATCGAGCAGTTAACTCCGGCTGGATTTGTTTAAGCATTTTAAAAATGCCATAGCCTTCATTACCTCTGCCTTGTGGCGCTGATCTTTCTGGAAATCTACTACCACCATTAGCAAAAGGCGATGGGCCACCAAACTCCGAACCAAACAAAATGTTTCCAGATACCGCGCCGCCACTAAATCGGCCTTTGCTGCCGCCAATAGTCACATTTGGTATTTTGTCTTTGTTGGCTCGAATAGTTGCGGCTACCTTTTGTGCCTGTAACGGGTATGGATTCATGTTGTAACTTGACTGCAACTCGGTTGCTGACCAAGCACTAATAGAGGTGACTTCATCTTTCAAAGCCACTTTGCTATTGTCATCCATTTTTCTAAATGCTGCATAAAGTCCACGCATATCACTTTGATCGGGTTGGATTTTAACGGTTTGTTTTTCAGCCATTATGTCCATTCCTTTCTCGTATCAGCGTGAGTGCTGTGTTTATGTCTGCGAGCGACCAACCTAAAAGATCAGCCAAGGGAATGCCGGTTGATATTGCTATCCTGACCAGCCCATCCCTTAGTTCTCTTTTGGGCTATCCTCGACCACCTCAAAGGTTTCAAACTCATTGGTGACCCAGGCTTGTTGATTTGGCATCTTTGTATGCCCTTGGGCCTTGGCGGCCTTATAAAGCATGCATGTGATGACATCCAATGAGCCGTTGCTCATCTTTTCAGCCGCCTGGCTGACTGTGTAACCGAGTTCGCGTTCGATCTCGATCCACAGCCAAGCCGATTCATCGCTCACTATGTAGTTGTTGCCCTGTTTTGTTGTGATGTTGTATTGCATAATGGTTGCCCTGTTCTATTCGTTAAGTGCGGGTTACTGTTCCATCCTCGACTACAAATGATAGCGAGGTTGTTAGTACGTCAGTGGCCGCGCCACCAACGGTTGGAAATACTGGAAATAGGTTTCCAGCGAATGTGTCACCATTGACATCAAAGGAAAATGCCAACGATGTATCAGGTGCAGTGTTAGCCGCATCCCAAAGCGCGCTGATGATACCGGCGGATGATGAATCATCTAGGTATAGTTCAACATTTAGTGTGGCTGTCTTATCAACGGTTTTGTATGCGCGACCTGATAAAACCTCTAGCACTTGTTGGTTGTTTTCTCTTTCCAGAGTAACTGTTGATGCTTGGTCAGCGTAACTCACCGAGTTAATCGTTAGAGTCAATGACCGACCAGTTATGTATGTTGCTGGCATGACTTGCCTTTCTTAGTTGGTTGTGACCATCTCGATGTTGAGTTGGCTGATGAGCATATCGGCGTTTCCGATTTGCTGGACTGTTGGTTGTGACCATCCACCTAAAAACGAAATGTTATTAGATAATAAATCAGTAACCGACAAAATTAAGGTTTCCAAGTTTGCTAAAGCCGCTTGGTTATCGGCTGCGTTAACTATGCAGGTTATGTCAAAACGGACATTACAACGCGCCCCACCAATGGCACTCACTTGGATGTAAGGCGATCCAGGCACAAGCACAATGGCAGGTGGTGTGATGTTTTCATTTGGCCATGCGTAAACAACCCGACCAGCCTGGGCGAGAGTGCTGGCAAGGTTTGCCCGGTAGGTTGCTAGATTAGCCAAGGTAACCCCGGGTGTCTAAGTGCTTACCTAGTAAACCTGAAACTCTAGTCAGCATTGAACGCCCTAGGCGGTACGGTGCAGGGCTTTGAAAGTCCACACCTTGTTGGCCTAATGTGCCAGTGCGAGTGATCCAGATGTCACAGGCAACGGCTAAAGCGGCCTCCCTGACTTCCGGGGTTGTGTCATAAAGCGCGGCTTGGCTAGTCAATAATGCTCGGCCATTAGGAATGACCTGGCGCTTTGTTATGTCAGCATTGGTGATGGCTGCCTCAAAGTAAGTCACGTTGTATTCATCGTAGCCAACCTTTGTAACGGTCCGTGATCCGTTAAAAGGCGAGCCACAACCTGTGACGGTCAATGCCTGACCAACAACAAAGGTATTTTCATGGCAGTAAAACCGAGCCACATTATTTGTAAGTGATACGCCAACGATAGACACATCATCAAAAGTTAAGTAAGACAAAATTATGTTTTCGGCGCTGTCTGCTACCGCCTGGACAATCGAATCAGCGTAAATGTCACCAATGCCTAAAACGCTTTTGAGTTCGCTTAGTGTTATCAGTGCCATTATTTACTCCAATTCTTGTAAGTGTGTGGGAGGCACAGGGCCGCACCTCCCACACTTCTAACTAACTTGATTTAGGTCAAGTTAAAGCGACGAACGCCACCGGCAACCAAAACGCCTACGGCTAGGTAGCCATATAGCATTGTTTCGATTTCGCCGGATGTAACCACGTTTGTGGACATGCGTAAGATCGGTGATTCATAGATCGCAACCGCTGATGGGGTCACAATGAATGCTGATTCATCAATGGTTGTTGCCACTGCGTTTGGATCAACATACAGATCAAGTCCAAGCACGTTACCGCGTAAGGACTGTGGGCCAGCCACGCCGCCATTGTTCATTGGGTTGTATGCGTTGTAGATTGGGCGACCAGTTGTATCGGTTGCACCCATTAGCAATGACCACTGGGATGTGCCAGCGATGTATGCGCTTGGCAGTTCACCTGTTGCTAGGTAAGCGGCTGGTGCTTCTTTGGCTACATAGGCGATGATGCCATCGGAATCTGCATCTTGTGCAGTTGCCTGTGTGCCACCAGCGGTTAGTGCTGCAATGACGGCTGCATCAGTTGCCTTGTTGTATGCGCGTGTCATATTGTCTACCATTGCCTGGAAAAAGTCCGGGCTTGAGCGCTCAAGTAGTTCTACTGAATAGCGCTGCATTCCTGCAAACTTGTTTACATCTAGGTTGACGTATGAGGACACGATGCCGGTCTCTGATGGGCCAGCACCTTCGTTGGTGTCAGCAACTGTGCCATTGGTTGTGATTTTTGGAT